AAGCCCCTTAGTTTAAAACAAAAAATTACTTGTTCATTACGTACATTGTTACTTCAAAACCGAAACGCATTTCAGTTGCAACTGGTGTTGTCCACATAATATTTCTCCTTTGTTTTAGATTTCAGCATTGCTGATAGAAGAATTATATATACTTATTTACTTTTAGTACTAAGCATATTCATGAGTGTTAGATAAAGAAAAGCCCAGCAGAGAGGAGCCAGGCTTTTCAGAGGTAGTGCTTTAAGTAGAACTATAAAAACTACTTATGCACCTGGTGAACCCCACATACCTAGTGGATCACTCCAACCGAATGAATATCTTTCACGGGCTTTATATCTTACATTGCCAGTATCGAAATCCCCATCCATAGAAGTTGTCAAAGCAGTTCTTTCAAAATGCTTCATACCGTTAGGCACGTCAGTAGTTAGGAAGTAAGCGTCACCATCAGTTAGATAGTGGTTTACTGTATAACCTTCTGGTATTGCACCGTTAGTTCTTAATGCATTGATATCGTTATCAGCTGTACCAACACGAAGTTGTGTATCTAATAAACGAGTAGCAACGAATTGTAGAGCTGGTGGAATAACCAACTTACGTGGTTTAGCTGCAATCAATAGACCTCTTTCATCAGTCCATGCTGCGATTTGAATCACTGCGTTTTCTAATGCTGTTTCGTTAAGGTCTGTTGGTGTCGCTTGTGTATTACTATTAGTACCACCTGAAACTAATGGGTGGTTAGTAACTGCACCAGCGGCATTAGTACCAAACAATGAACGGTTATCGCCACCAAGGAAGTTCTGGTTGTAACCATTGTTAAGAACATTAGCTGCTCTAACTTGTTTAGTGTTTGCCATTGAACGTGCAAGAGCTTTAGTGTAGCGAGCTGAAAGACTATCATATAGATTATCTTCAACTGCTTCTTCAGTTAAACTGAATCCTAAAGCAATTGTTACGTGGTTGTATCTAGCTGTAAAAGCTTCTTGTGCGTTGTCATACGCAATAGCTGCTCCCTCAGATTTAAGAGGTGCGGCTGCAAAGCCAGCTAGTTTTGTTTCTTCTTCGAAAGAACGATCTGAAGATTCAGTTTCGTAAATCTCTTTATGTTCTTCCCCATAACGTGCATATTCTAAGCCGAATAACGCGTTAAGTCCTGGTAATAGCTCCTTAAGGAGCTGGGCTCTTGAAATTGCCATGTTTTATTCTCCTTAATTAGATTCCAGTTGCATTGTCATATGAGTGTATACCTGCATTAAACTTAATTAATAAGTCTGTGAATGCATCACCCACGGTTGAAGTTGGACTGTCTACAAAGTCAACAATACGGAAAGCAATAGTTGCTGTCGTAGCTGTTGTAGAAGATACTGCACTATTAGAATTACCTGTAGTAGTATCACCTGTATCTGTAGCTTGCACTGCTGCGAAGTTAGTATTCTGACCTAAATCAGCTTGTGTAACTGCGCCGTCCGCTTGTGCCATAAAGATTACATCTGGGTCGTCAACAATATATGCTTGAGCGTCATCTGCTACTGTGCCTGTAGGCCAGTTTTGTCTAAACACTACTGTGCCGAGATTAGGGTCTGTGTAAGTACAACCTACAAAAACACCAATAACACCAGCAGGGAATGCGTCTGCGTTGTTACCTAAATCTGTAACAATTTCAACAGTTCCCGCAGCTACGATTGCAACAACCGAGCCATTATATATATTAGTTCCGTATCCAGAAGCAATCGGTAATAGACGCGTAGAGCCCGCATAAGGGGTACCGCCTATATGGTTTACCGCTTTAAGTCCGTAAGGACTAGCTGTAGTAGCCATGATTGTTTCTCCTATTTATTTTTTGCCCTTTCCAAAACTTCGACCATTTTCTTGACCTTCAGCAAACTTAGGCATACGAGGATCATTTTGATTCAGGTATGACTGGTCAACTGCTTCAGTCTGTGCTCTTGTTTTTTCATTTACAAAAGCTTGTCTTTGGTCCATCATTTCTTGAGGAGCTTTACATAATAATAGACCTCCAATTTCTATGCCTTCTTTAAATTGGCTATTGGGGTCTGCTTGTAATACGACTTCTGGGTGTTCCGAATGCTTCACCGGTTCCCAGCCTTCACGCATTTTTGAAGATACGTTCATGTTATCAGGCTCATTCAATAAAGAAACTCGAATCCAACGATAGGCCCATCCAGCTTTTTTAGTAAACTCTGGAAGGAGTGAGGCAGGTTGCCATTTTTTTGCTACGTCTTCTCTTACTTCAGTATCTCTTGATTCTCTTTTAATTACCTTATCCATTTGCGTTCTCCAATTTAATCATTTCTCGTGCATATTGCTCCGGTGTTAACTTAAGCTTTTTAGCAAAAGCAACTTGTGTCTTACTTAGGCGTACTTTCTTCGGCGCGGTACTACGCGTTGCCGGTGCAACTACATTCGAAGGTTTGCGTTGGGCGGGTTTATCCGATTCCAACGAATTATCCCCAAAATTTTCAGGGAATCGTTTTTGCATCGTTTCATCTATACGACGATAGTATTCGTCAGTTGAAGGATTTACCCCGTTCCTGACTAATTTTTCATGTAATCCTAAAGCTAATGAAGTCATTTCTTCATCACGTCCAAACCAAGTATTTGCATCTTGCCAAGCTTGAGCTCGTGGGTCTGGTTTTGGTATATTAGAAGTACTATTTTGATTCAACTCTACACTATTTTCTTCCTTTTGTGAAGCAGTATATTGAGGTTTTAGCCTACTAGCTCTAGATAATTTCATCTGAGCCTCATTCATTTTAGCTTGCGCTTCAACTATTGCATCAGTTTCTCCTAATTCATAAGCTTCTTTATAATCTCTTTTAGCCATATTAAGTTCATTTTCAGAAGCACTAACTAAAGTCTTAATATAGTCTTCCTCACCTGTACTTAGTGTAGTCTGTAATTTTTTATTTTGTTCTGCTACTTGTTGTGCATAGCTTACAGCTTCTTGTCTTTCTCTTTCCGCTTTCTCTTTTTCACGTCTTTCATCGTGATAACCTTTTTTAAGTTGAGCAAATCTTTGCTTTACTCGATCAGAATATCCTTCAAGAGTATCTTCCTCTACCTCTTTTACAATATCATCAGGTAATGGTTCTTTACCTCTATCTTCTGGTGGAGTATCGTCTTCTTCTTCAATTTCTAACTCCGGCTCAACTTTTTTAGGTTGCTCTACTCTTTCAACGTCAGAAGTAGATTTTTCAGGTTCAGCTTTTTTACCCTCGTCTAAATCGACTTCTAGCTCTTCCCCTTTCATATCTAATTCATCTGGTATTTCATTTATTATTTCAGCCATGCTATTCTCCTATGCGCGTTCGTAGCCACGAGGGTCATCGACCACTGCTTCTACGGTATCGTCGTTAATAATGCGGAATTCTTTTCCGTGAATTTTAATTCTAGTGCCTGCATAAGCACGCGTGATAACGAAGTCTCCTTCTTTACACCATGCTCCTGTTGGAAACCTAGCTTCGTCTTGATAAGCTAAATCTCCTAACTGCATAACAAATAAGACCACCGTTGCATGTTCTTGTAATTGTTTTACAGAATCTGATTTAATAATTCCACCTTCATAAGTATCTTCTGCTTCAGGCACCATACATAATATGCGGTATCCTTTAACATCAGGCAGTTGTGTAGTAAGTTTAGCTAATGCTTCATCCTCACTTACTTTTTTACCATCAGTGGTAGTTGTGTTTTTGGTTTTAATAGGTGCTCCAGAGCTGGAGACTATTTGTGTGTCTGGGGTGGCTATAGTCATTTTTTACCCCCTATCTTTACAACACTATCCGTAGGACTGCTTTCAAAGTCTTCGTTGTCTTTAGTTAGGTTTGCTATCATATCAGCAATAAACATTTGAACGTGATCAAATCCTCTAACTTGTCCACATCCATGCTGATAACCTGCGAGGTCAGCAGTGCCTCTAGCCATATCTTCTACTACTTCGTTGCGTCTCTCTTTTATCTGGCTTGATAAATATAAGAGCGTTTCTTTCTCTGTCATTTTAATCCTTTCGTCTAGTTAATATTGTCCTCATTTTTAGTTACATCTATCTCGGTTTTGTCTTTCAACTTCTGCTCATGAGCAGCTGTCTCGTCACGCATCCTAGATTCTTTTGCTCGCAATGCAAAGTCTTGTTTTTGTTGCACTGCTTGCATTCCCATTTTTGTTCCTTCCATTAGTTCTTTAGCATCTACTTTTCTATTATCAAGACTAGCGTTAGCCCCAATTTTAGCTCCTGCTATTCTTTCATCAGATATTAATTTTTCTTTTTCTAGTTCAAGTTTAGCTACATCTAGTTGAGTATCAGCTTGCATTTTCTGCGCTTTAGCTTGAGCTTCCATTTGTTTAATCTGTAATTCTTGTTGTTGCATTTGAACAATCGGATCTTGCTGTTGTTGCTGTGCTTGTTTCTGTTGAACTTCAGCACTGTTTTGTTGTAGTAGTTTTTCTGCAGCTTCTGCTGTTAGTCTAGCTATATCATTTTCAACATCTACTGGAAGTGGATCATCTACTGGTGGTAGTGGTACACCTAATTGTTTTTCAATTTCTAGCCTATATTGGAAAGCCACGTGTTCAGCTATATGTGCTTCCATAGCAGCTTGTATTAAAGGAGCTTTTGTACTTTGACCTACTAACTGTCTAATCTTAGGGTCATTAGCAAAAGCCATATGCACTTCAATATGTGCTTGGTGGTCTTGGTCAAGAAATGCTTTAACAGGTTTACTATTAAGTATGTTCATATTTTCAGATACAGGATCTATTTGTTTTACATCGTCCTCATCTGGTATAAGTTTATTTATGTTCTTAACTCCCAAAACTTCTAACATTTGTTTATTGAGTTCTGGTAAGTCATATATAGTTGGATTTTGTTGAGCCATTTGCATAACTGCTTGATACTGAACAACTTTCTGAGCCATAGTTGCAGCATTAGGGTCAGCAACTGGAATTAAAGCTACCTTATCGTAGTCAGCTTGTTTAGCACCTGGTGTTCCTGTTGATGGGTCATACTGATAATTAGGGTCTGTGTAATCTCTTATTAATGTTTTAAGTAATCCAAACTCTTTCTT